TGGTAAGGGCTACACCCGTGACGAACTACAAAACTTGAATCAATCCAAAGCCTCTAATATTGCACTGGTGTTAAATTCAATGCGATATGAAAAGCTAGTGGCACAATCGAAGGCAGCAACTAAGCAACTCCAAAACTTACCGCCAAGGGTTGAAAGACCGGGTGTGGCAAGTCAAGGCAATAACAACCGAAGTGAAGCCATGCAGCGTTTAGCAAGGTCAGGATCAATTGACGATGCAACCAGCGCCTTTGCAGCTTTGTTCGGGTAATCATGCCGAGAGGCACATTAATTTAAGCAGGAATATATAACATGGCTATCGTAACAGGAACCTACCAGACGTTCCAAACCAAAGGTATTAAAGAAGATTTAGCAGATATTATCTACCGAATCACACCGACTAAAACTCCTTTCCTTTCAGCAATTCCAAAGGTTAATGCCACTAACACTTTCCATGAATGGCAAACTCAAGATTTAGCGGCAGTTACTGCTAACGCTCAGATCGAGGGCGATGACGTATCTTCATTTACTTCTGTAACACCAACTGTCCGTTTGGGTAACTACACTCAGATTTCTACTAAAAACGTAGTCATCTCAGGTACTAACCAAGCAGTAAAATCAGCCGGTCGTAACAACGAGATGTCTTATCAATTAAGCATGAAGTCTGCTGAATTGAAAAGAGACATGGAAGCGGCTTTATTATCTGCTGCTAACGGTGTATCTGGTGCAGTATCTAACGCTGGCACATCCGCAACTCATGCTGGTTCTACTTCTGCTGCACGTCAGTTAAGAGGCTTAGAAGGCTGGATCGCAACTAACGTAGACTTAGGCGCTTCAGGTGTTGCACCTGTATACACAATGGGTTCATGGGCGGCTCCGACTGACGGTACTCAACGTGCCTTCACTGAGACTCAGTTAAAGAACGCATTGCAGTTAGCGTACGCACAAGGTGGCGAGCCTGATTTAATCATGGTAGGGCCTGGTCAAAAACAAACTTTCTCGACTTTCACAGGCGGTTCAACCCGTTTTGATAAAGCTGAAGATAAGTCTGTGACTGCGGCTGTTGATGTTTATATCAGTGACTTTGGTACGCTGCAAGTGGTTCCTAACCGTTTTCAACGGACTCGTACTGCGTTTATCTTGGAAACTGGAAAATGGGCATTGGCAACATTGCGTTCGTTTGACACTGTTGATCTGGCTAAAACAGGTGACGCAGAAAAGAAACTTATCACAGTTGAATACACACTAGAAGCACGTCAAGAGAAGGCTTCTGCTGCTGTAAAAGACTTGTCTTAAGACTTAACCTGAGTGGGTATAACAACCCACTCAACCTACTGTCGGGAGACACTAGATGATTGATGATGCAATCCAAATTCAAGCCACAGGTGTCAGCTTAACGACATCCGGCACAAGCACCAATGCTACTATTCCAAATACAGCCAGTGGCACAAAGCCAAAATATATACGTATCTGCGTAACTGCTAACTGTTTTGTTAAAATCGGACAATCTGGTGTAGTCGCTACAAATACCGATATTTTAATGATTCCTACTGACCATTTAATGTTGAAGGTGTCAGGCAACACTACGATCGCTGCGATACAGCAAGCAGGTGCTGGTATCTGTAACGTTATGCCACTGGAAGATTTGTAATGTTGTCTCACTTAAGCGTGCAAGATGACTTGATGGTCGTCAAGTCCATGCAAGACGTTCAGCCTATATTGCAGTCTGTTAAAGACAAGGTAGAAGTGGGTGATGTAGGCTCGAAGGACATGAAACATGCCGCGACTATACCGATGGTGGTTATTGAGGCTTACATGAACCGCGTCGGCTTAACTTTCCAAGAGTTCTTGCGTGATAAAGAGCATATTAAAGCCATGCTTAACGATAAGTCACTAGAGGGCTTTCGTGTCTGGAAAGGGGCTGTCTAATGTCTATTGCTAACTATTCAGACTTATCAACAGCAATCGGCACATGGCTACACCGTAGTGATTTAACAGCTGTTATTCCTGACTTTATCAGGCTTGCTGAAGCCAGAATGCAGCTTGATCTGGATACACGGCAATTAAACAAAGTGACCACCCTTACCACAACATCAGGCACGAATACGCTGGCGTTACCCAGTGATTTCAATAAAGCAAGGGCGCTGTCTATGATATCCGGTGGTGTCACCATTGTTTTAGACGCTATGCCACCTGAGCTATTAGTGCAACGCTGGGGCAGTTATACCTCCTCGATGCCAAGAAGTTACTCGATCAGAGGTAGCGATTTACTGCTAGGTCCAACACCCAATGGTAACTATTCATTAACATTAGAGTATCTGGCAGCGATACCGGGCTTATCTGATACCAACACAACCAATGATATTTTAACTAATTATCCTGATGCGTACCTCCATTGCTGCTTAATCTACGCAGGGCAATACACGCGTGATAATGAAATTATAGCCGGCATGGAAAGCCTATATGGCGCTGATGTTGAGCGCATTAATCTACAAAACTGGGGGCAATCAGCCACCATGACGATGAAGCAGGGGTAAATAATGGCACTCGAAACAGGTAACTACATCAATGATCTGGTTATTACTTCACCGACTTCAACCGACCCAAAGAGTCAAGGCGACGATCATTTAAGACTACTTAAGACAGTATTAAAAGAAACGCTCAATGGCTTTACTGGCGCTATTTTAGTGACTGCAACCGATACAGGTACAGCAACAGGTCATATCTTAACGCCTAGCACTGCTCTAATTGGCTACACGCCTATGTTGTGCTTACTTTATAAAGCAAATATTACTAATACGGGTGCATTAACCGTTAATGTGTCTGGTTTAGGTGTTAAATCAATCAAAACGATGGCTGGTGCTGATCCTACGGCTGGGGACATTGTAGCTGGCTATCCAATGTTATTAATGTATGACGGCACTAATTTTGTTACGTTAGGTGGATCGGAGTTTTTAAGCAAGACAGGCAATCAAACACTCACCGGAAACCTAACACTAACGGGTAGTGAAACAATTAGTGGAACATTAGGCGTTACAGGATTAACAACACTTAATGCAGCTATAGGATTAACTAGAACTGCTGGCGATAACACAACTAATCTTGCAACGACTGCTTTTGTAACAACATCGACAGCAAATGAAGCTGCAATACGGTTAGCGGCAGATAACTTGCGCGCACCATTAGCTTCTCCTGCATTAACTGGAACACCAACGTCGACAACTGCATCGGCTGGAACAAGTACAACACAAATTGCAACGACTGCTTTTGTAACGACTTCTACAGAAAATGAAGCTGCAATACGGTTAGCGGCAGATAACTTGCGCGCACCATTAGCTTCTCCTGCATTAACTGGCACTCCAACATCGCCAACCGCATCGGCTGGAACAAGTACGAATCAAATAGCAACCTGCGCTTTTGTTACTGCAACAGCATTTAACGCAGCACTACCAGCACAAGCAGGAAACGCAGGTAAGTTTGTCACAACTGATGGCACTAATGCAAGTTGGGCAGAGCTTGTTATTCCATCTTATTTATTAATGGCTCAAGGGATAATTTAATATGTCAACTACAGCACAATATGCCTCAACTCCCGTATTTGGAGCGGCACTACTAACAACAGCAGATACTTCATTGACTGCACCTACCACAGTTGGAACAGTTTTAACGGCTGGTTCAAGTGGAACTCGTATTGATTTTATAGAAGTCATGGGTGTAGCAACTACCGTTTCTGGCATAGTTAATTTGTTTATTTACGATGGAACAACCTATCATTTATGGCAACAAATACCAATCATTCCTGTAACTGTAAGCACTACTGCAACATCATTTACTTCAACAATCTCAACTAACAACACGCCAAACAATTTACCGATGATTATACCTACTGGATATTCATTAAGAGCAACAACAACTATTGCCCAAACTGGCGTAAAAGTTATTGCTTACGGAGGTAACTTCTAATGAATAAAGGCTCTTATGGATATCCTTTACCGCCTAATGGTTTTGTTCGTGTTGCTCCTGCACAATGGAGGCAATATAAATTAATCACTACAACTACATCAACCGAAACTGTCCCTCAAAATGTATTTCAAATAGGCGTTGCAGTGTTTGGCGGTGGTGCAAATGCTTCTGGTAGTTACGCCGGTGGCGGAGGTGGGGGCTTTGCTTTTGGTATTGTTGATGTAATTCCTGGTCAATTACTGCCAACAATTACTATTGGGGCAACAGCAGGTACATCATCATTTGGAACTATCTTATCGGCAACAGGTGGCACAGGTTCATCAGGTGGAACTGGGTCTGGATCATCAATGTTGCGTGGGTTTATGACAGCTTCTGGTGGTTCTGGTGGTGGTGGTAATGCTCCTGGTGGTTTTGGTGGTGGTGGTGCAGCAGGTTCTTTTTATGGAAATGGAGGGAGTGGCGGCATTGCCAATAGTGGAACTACATCATATGCAGGTGGCGGCGGACTAGGAGGAGGCAACGGTGGATTAACAGCAGCATCACAATATGGCGGTGGCGGTGGAGTTGGGTTCGCTGGTGGTGCTGGTGCATCAGCTGGCGGCGGTGGTGGTACGGCATCTGCGGGATCAAGCAACGCAGGTGGACAAGGTATTGCAGGATTAGGAGGAAATTCAACAATACAAGCCACAAGCACTAATATAATTTCGCCATTTTTACAACTAATTACCAAATCATTAGGCGGAGGTGGAGGTGGTACTGCTACTGCAACAGCAAATGGCGCTGTTGGAGGTGGTGGAGGTGGTACTGCTACTGCTGGTGGTGCTGGAGGGTTCGGTGGCGGAGGTGGAGGTGGTACTGCTGGTGGTACTGGAGGGTTCGGTGGTGGTGGTGGCGCTGCTGCTGGTGCTGGTGCTGATGGAGGGTTCGGTGGCGGAGGTGGTAAGGGTTCTGGTGGTGCTGGTGCTGGTGGAACAGGCGCAGTAGTTCTTTATTGGACAGAAGGTTACTAAAATGACAAATTATGCAAGAAATGTTAATGACGTAGCTGTTGATGTAACAACTACTGACCCAACCACTATTTACTATCCAACGGTTGCCGCTGAGTTTATTGCTGTCCCAGCAGATGTTGAAAATGGATGGATATACGATGAGGCTACTAAGAAGTGGAGTGCGCCTCCACCTCCTCCTGTGCCTCCAACACCTGTGCCTGTGCCTCCGATAGTAACAGCAGTGCAGTTTATGATGTTGTTCTACCCACAAGAACAGGCGTACATTCAAAACTCAACTGATCCTATAGTTAAAGTGTTTTGGACTCGTTTTCAAGATATTAGAGTGACTGAAGTTAATCTTGCATTAGATTCTATGAGTCAAACTCTGGATTATTTATCAGCAACTAATGTTGAGCCAGCTTTAACGCCTCCAGCTCCTTATTTGGCGGCAGGTAGAAAAGCTCAAATATTGACAGGCAAGGCTATATAAATGCCTTTAGTTAAGGTAAAAGGAACTGGACAGATAGGTCTTAATCGTGACTTATCGCAAGCTGAGTTACCGATTAACGCATGGTCTGACTGCCAGAATGTTAGGTTCCTAGACGGATATGCGTATCAGTTCTTAGGGCATGGTGAGGTTTATAACTCGCCTAGCTTTGCACCTCAGCATGTTATTCCCTGTAATGTTGCTGGCAATCGTTTCTGGGTGTATGCCACCGCAGGTAAGCAGTATGCTGTCACCATTGTTGCTGGTGTAGCAGTACACTATGACATAACGCATTTGACTGCGCGAACTGGTGTGGTTAATCAGTGGACAAGCACCTTGTTATCCGGTGTTCCTATCTTCAATGCAGGTGACACGTTGACCGTGCCTATGGCTTGGAGCCTCAACACGGCTAATAAGTTTGTAGATTTAACGAACTGGCCAGCGTCTACTTACTGTAAGTCAATCAAGGCGTTTAAGAACTACCTAATCGCTCTTAATATCACCAAGGGATCGACAAATTACCCGTTCATGGTGAAGTGGTCACATCCTGCTGATCCCGGTGGCTTACCATCAAGTTGGAACGAGGCTGATGCAACCAAGCAGGCCGGTGAAGCTGATCTTGCCGAGGGTTACGATCCGATCATTGACGGTATGCAACTGCGCGACTCCTTTATGATCTATAAAGAGAATAGTTGCTGGCGTATGGACTTCATCGGCGGCAATTACATCTTTAAGTTCAGTAAAGTGCTGGGTAAGTCCGGTGCAATGAATCGTAACTGTATCGCCGATATTGATGGCTATCATGTGGTATTGACGCAAAATGACGTAATTATTCATGACGGTAATTCTGCAACATCCATATTGGATAAAGCTACCAGACGTTCGTTATTTCAGTCTATTGACGTTGATAATTATCAGAAAGCGTTTGTTTTTGCTAATCCGTTCTTTAACGAAGTCTATATATGTTATCCGCAGATTGGTTCGAGTAGCTGTGATAAGGCAATTATCTATAACTATGTTGATAAAACGGTATCAGCCAGAGACATGCCGAATGTTAATCATGCTACCTATGGTCCGGTTGATAATGGCTTAATCGGTAACTGGGCGCAAGACTCTGCACCTTGGGATTCAGATTTAACCAAATGGAATGGACCAGACTTTGTGCCGACAGCGGCAAGAGTCATCATGGGTAGCAATAACACCAAACTCTATATGTTAGATGCTTCAGCCTCATTTGATGGCGTAATACCAAGTGCTTATCTTGAGCGTAGAGGATTGTCATTTGATGCCTCAGAGACATTAAAGTTAATCAGAGGTATTAG